ACCGTATCACCAGAGCCCCAGATAGACGATTATTCTACATTAATATTGGTTCTATTCCTCCAGCAGAAGTAGAAAATTACATGCAAAAAATGGTGTCTAAACTTAAAAAGACTCCATTTATGGATGAAAAAACCGGCCAATACAATCTTAAATATAATGTAATGAACATGTTAGAAGATTATTACATTCCTGTAAGAGGTAATGATACTACAACTAAAATTGATTCTGTAAAAGGTTTAGAATATGATGGTATTAAAGACGTAGAATACTTAAGAGAAAAATTATTTGCTGCTCTTAAAGTTCCTAAAGCCTTTATGGGTTATGAAAAAGATATAAATGGTAAAGCAACATTAGCAGCAGAAGATATTCGCTTTGCTCGTACAATTGAACGAATTCAACGAATTTTAGTAAGTGAATTAACAAAAATTGCATTAGTTCATCTTTATACTCAAGGTTACGATGGTGAAGCTATGACAAACTTTGAACTTAGTTTGACTACTCCATCAATTATCTATGACCAAGAAAGAGTAGCATTACTTAAAGAAAAAGTAGATTTAGCTAAGCAAATTATGGAAAGTAACTTAATGCCTAGCGATTGGATTTATGATAACGTATTCCATTTCAGCGAAGATGAAATAGATGAATTAAGAGACTTAGTAATCGAAGATAAGAAGAGATTATTTAGACAAAAACAAGTAGAAGAAGAAGGAAATGATCCCGCTGAAACTGGACAGGCATATGGAACTCCACACCAGTTAGCTACTATTTACGGTAAAGGAAGATACACTCAAGTACCTGAAGCTCCGACAGATGTTCCTATGGGGTATGATGAAAACCAACCAGATATTGTAAGATTACCTGGTCGACCTCAAGAAAGAGCTAGTATTAAAAACACTCAACAAAGTGCTTTTGGTAAAGATGCTTTAGGTCGTCAAGAATATTCATCATCTGATGATGGTGAAGACAAATATGGTAAGACTAATCATAAAGGTGGCAGTCCTCTAGCTTTAGAAAGTAAAGCTCAATATTATAAAAACAAATTTATGTTTGATATGATGCCTAAACCTGAAAGTAGAAAAGTTAATTTATTTGAAAACAAAGATGATGTTGGTTTACTAAGTGAAGACAACATTATGTCTTTATAATTTTAGTACATATTTATTATTAGAGCTTCACATGAATCAAATCAAACATTCAAAGTATAAGAATACTGGAATTATTTTTGAGTTACTAGTTCGTCAGGTGACTAATGACGTGTTAACTACAGGAGATTCTCCTTCAGTAAAAATATTAAAAAAGTATTTTTCTAATACTGAATTAGCTAAAGAACAAAGACTTTACAATTTAGTAAATACACAAGATCGATTTACCGAAGCAAAAGCTGAAACTATACTTCAGACTATTGCTGAAAGTGCTTTAAAATTTGATTTGCAAAAATTAAATAAAGAAAAATACAATTTAATTAAAGAAATTAAAAAATACTACGATCTAAATAATTTTTTTAAAAACAAAATTACTAACTATAAGACTAGCGCTAGTGTTTATACTTTATTAGAATCATATCGTTTACCTCATTTTACTGATCCTAAACAAATAGTTAACAGTAAAATTACTCTTTTAGAACATTTAACTCAAAAAGAAATTATTAATAAAGAAAATGAGGAAATAAAAGAATTTTTACAAGAAAGTAAAGATATTCGTATTTTAACATACAGAATGTTGATTGAAAAATTTAACGATAAATACAATAATTTTACTCCTCAACAAAAACTTATTTTAAAAGAATACATCAATAATATTAATGACTCTGCTAAATTAAAAAATGTAGTTAATGATCATTTTAATTATTTAAGACTTACTTTAAATAGTTTTTTAGAAAAAATTCAAGAACCTGTTACCAAAATTAAAATAAACGAAAGCATTAAGTTAATTAAACCTATTCAGAAGAATGAAGCTCCTAAAGAAGAACATTTAATTAATTTATTACAATATTATGAGTTGTTAAGTGAAATTAAAAAAATAATTTAATGAACAAACAACAACTTAAAGAAAGAATTAAAAAGTTTGCTGAAAAGCGCTTAAAAGAAATGTCTACGGGCGCTGGTGCTACTAGTGGATTTCAAACAGGTACTGGTTACCAACACCAAGGTAAAAAACCTAAAAACGAAACAAAACAAAAAATATTTCAAAAACCACCTAAAGATGGAGTTGGAGTTCCTACAGTATTTACTAAAGGAACATCTAGTTTGAAACCCTATACAAGTATTGGATACAGAGAAGTAAAACCAAGTGAAATGATTGATGCTAAATACTTATGGGCTGGAAAAGGTGGATTACCTAAAACTAAAATAAAAGAATCTGTAAATCCAACCGATACAATAAAAACAGATGTTCCATTATTTATTCGCTTATTAGAATATGCTCGTGAAGATGCAAAAACAGATATGGATCTTCACAATGTTACTGAAAATATTATTAGGTTAAGCAGTAGTGGTAAAACACTTACCATGAGTAACTATGATAACATAGTAAAAAAACAAGAATTAAACGAAAGTCGTTATAGTCAGTTTAAAAAACAAACTGAAATAGTTAAGCCATCTACTCAGATGCACGTTGCAATTAAAGAAATTAAAAAACGTTTACAAGAAGTAAATAAAATTGCTAATTACACAAAACAACTTAAAAATGAATTAAGTGAAAGTAATGATGTAAACTACAATAAGCGTACTGAAGCTTATTTAGAGCAATTAATGAAAGAAACAGCAACGTTGTATCAAAATTTAAAACAAATAAAGGAAAATGGCAAAGGTAAAAACAAAAACATCGTCAGTTAAGGTTTTTCAAGTAAAACCAAAACGCAGAAGACCCGGTATTGTATCAAAGAAAAAATCTAGTAAGTTAAAATCTAGTAAAAACTATTCAAAAAGATACGTAGGGCAAGGATAATACATATTTATTACCATGAGTAACCCAAATAAATCTTACTTTGATAAATACACTGATCCAGTAATTCGTGAAATAGATAAAGTTAACATTTACGAGTTTGAAAATGGCATGGACTATGAATTAACTATTTCTGGTAAGCCTATTAATGTAGATTCTATCAAAGAAGCTCAAAATAAAGTTTTGAAAAATCTTAAAAAAGATCCTACTTTTTACACTAACATGTTAGTAAATGAAACTATTAAAATGGTAGGTGAATATGGTTCTGGTAAAAAACCTGGAGTAAGAGAAACAGCTAAATCAGCTGAAGCCGTAAAAAAAGACGGTAAAATGCCTAAAGCTGATAAACAAGACGCTCCATACGGCCTTAAAGACGAAGTAAAAGGTAAATATAAATCTTCTGGAATGGAACCAGCTAAAAAAGTTCCTGGTTCATTAAATGAGGGATATGATGTTTTTACACTTAATCCAGAATCTTATTTCCAAGCTATGGATAATAACGGAGAACTTATTAAAAAAGTTAGAGATGCCATTAAAGGAGATGATGCTAAAAAGAAACATGTTATTGATAAGTTAAAGAAATACGCTGAACAATCTCGTAACGTTGAACGACTTAAAGACAAAGTAAAGAAAGCTGTTAAGAATATAAATGACGCTACTCCAATGCGTGAGTCTAAAGGCATTCCAACACAACAATTAACAAAGCTAAAACAATTAGTAAGTAAATTAAAAGAAGAAGGTAAAAAAGATTTAGCTAGTGCTTTAGAAAGACTTATTGATAAAGGTGTTGATGAAGGAATGGATTATACTATTAGTAATCAAGATACATCTGACAACCCAGCATATTATGGTCATGGCACAATGAGATCTATGGAAAGTTCTAGAATGAAAGAAGATGTTAATGTAAAAGATTCAAGAAAAATTAGATTAACACCTACTACTAAAAACCAAATCTTAACTTTAGTTCATGAAATGGCTGAAAATCTTATGAAAATTCAAGGAAAAACAGGTGAAGAATTTATTCAAAATGTTAATCCTAATCAAGTTGCTAGTTTACAACAAGGTGGAGCAAAATTAAAACCATTTTAATGAGTAAACAAGTTCTGATTGAATATTTGGCTTTTAAGCCATCACCTCAGTCTCTTAATGAGGCTAAGTTGAATCCTACTAAAAATTTAGTAGTAGAAGGCATTGTTCAACGAGCAGATGCTAAAAATGAAAATGGTCGTGTTTATCCTAAAAATATTCTCCACAGAGAAGTAGAAAAATACATTGCAGGCCCGATTGCCCAAAACAGAGCTTTGGGTGAATTAGATCACCCAGAGTCTTCTGTTATTAGTTTAAAAAATGTTTGTCATAATATTAAACAATTGTGGTGGGAAGGCGATGATTTATTTGGTCGCATTGAAGTTCTTAACACACCTAGTGGAAATATTTTAAAAGACTTATTATTAAATAACATTACTGTAGGAATTAGTTCAAGAGGTATGGGTAGTGTTAAACAATTGGGAGAAAATACCGTAGAAGTACAAGATGATTTTGATTTAGTATGTTGGGATTTTGTAAGTACACCTAGTACTCATGGTGCTTATATGAAACCTGTTAGTTTAGCAGAAGGTAAACAATAT